GACGTTCTGGAGCGGGGTACACTCGCGGTCCACGATGTCATAGCGCGTCTTCATGATCTGCTCGGCCTGACGCTCCAAGAACTCGGTCACGTTGTTCGACTTGTCGGCCGACATCAGCGCGACAGGACCGATCAGGCCGTATTTGCCTTGATACATCTCGGCAAATTTGTCCGCCAATTCAATGATTTCGTCGTAAAACTTACCCAAAGCCTTGTGCTTGGCAAAAGACCGCGTGTTCAGGTGCGCAGAGTGGGTCACGTCGCGCGCCAGAAACAGCATCCCTAGAAACTTATCGCAGTTGCTCATATAGGCGCTCCTTCAGGAAGCATCTCAGGCCCCAGCGGCATCTCGCGGGGTGCTTCGGTTGGCTGGGGCATCAGGGGCTTGCCGGACGAGATGTCGCCCGTCTCCACCGCGGCCGCGATGGTTCCCATGACGATGTCTTGGATTTGCTCAGGCGTCATGGCCTGCTGCATGGCGCTGATCCGCTTCGTCTCGGCATCATATGCCTTGATCTGAAGCTCCTGGGCCTCCATCGAGTTCTGGATGTTCTCAACCATACCCATGGTCTGGTTAAGCTGCTGGGTCAGCGCCTCAACCATCTGCTCGGCCGACTGGAGTTCCGGCGACTTGTCGTCATCCGCCAGCACCTTCGGGTCGATGATCTTCTTGAAGCGGGCCGCCATCTCCTGCGCGCCCGGCCAGTCCATGTTCTTGATGAACAGATCACCAGCCACCTGCCAGAGCTGCGGGCTGGTCTGGAGGATATTCGCCATTGCCTCGACGGCTTCCTGGCGCTTGGTCAGATAGCTCGGGCCAGTGATGATGACAACGTCGTAAATGCCAACACTGGGGTTGTAAATCTTCTCGATCACGTTGCCCATCTGGTCCATGATCTTTTTGACCGGCTCGGGCTGCATTGGATTGATCTTTACCATGCCGACTTCGCCGTCCACGCCGATGATGCGGGCGATGCGCTCGGTGTCATAAATCTTGGGGATCATATCCACAAGCTGGCGGGTGATGTGGCGGATGGCCCGGCCGAGATTATCCACGAAGTGGTAGGTGCCGGTGTCGCCCTCCTGCTGGCGGGCGAGGATGGCGCGGCCAGAGCGTTCGTTGCCCTGCTGACCCAACGAGGCGTTGTACTGGCCTGTGGTGGCCTTGATGTCCTCGGCGGCGCCCATCTTGGCCTGAATGAGGCCCGTCTGCGCCAGAGGCGGCTGGGCACGCTGCGGGAGAGGCAGGACATTGCCAGCGCCGTCCGTCACATCCGGGTTTACTTCGAGATACGGCCAGTTGTTGGTGTTGGCCGTCTTCCACTGCATCTCGTAGCCTTCAAACTGGCCGCCATAGCCAATGAAGGGTGCTTTGGGGGCCAGAGCCAGCATTTCGGCTTCCTGGCTGACCCAGTAGTTGTACATGCGCTGCGCGTCCTTGGCGTTGCGCACAAGGCCGGAGACGTAGAGGCGGCCATCGACCTCAAATTCGTTGCCGACGACGCGGACGACTGGGATGTACTGGCCCGCCCACTCGCGCTCCTCCAGCACCTCGTAGCCGTTGGTCTTGAGCCACATGACGCGGCGGCGGTCCACGACGCGGGTGCGCAGCGGCTTGCCGAACATAGCTGCAAGGTTCTGATCCTGCGGCGTGTTCTTGAAGGCGGTCACGTTGCCCGGATAGAGGTGCAGCGTGTCCTTCTTGTGGTCGATGTAGAAGTACTCCGCGATGCGGATGGTGTTCTCCGACAGCCACATGGAGAGCGACTGGTCGCCAATACCGCGGGTCAGGATGGACGAGATGGGCGCCGCGTCAGGGAACATGCGCTCATAGTCGGCCTTGACGATGTCCTCGGTGATGAAGCACCACTGGGCGTCAGAACCGCACGGGTCTTGGATCGTCGGGTCCATGTAGACGCTGAATGCGTTGCGGACGCGCCCGATGCGCAAGTCCTGATCGAAACTGTCCTCGCGGGCGTACTCGGTCAGGATGCGGATGTAGCCCTCGCCGTAAGTTACCTGGTTGTCGCAGGCAGTGTCATAGGCTACGTCGGCGTCGGACATGTACTCGATGTGCCGCACGATGCCGTCGAACACTTCAGCGACTGCCACGTCAGCCTTATCGTCAGCCGGGATCACCTTGCCAGACGGGCGGTTCTGCCGCTGCTGGTTTGTGACCTGCCGGACGTGCTGCGGCAACTTGTTGATGGTCAGGCAGGGCCTAGCGTTGATGGTCTGGCCCTGCACTGACCCGCGGGTCGCCAGCACGTCGGCCGGCCACTGCCACTGGTTGTCCGGCGAGCCAGCCATAAAGCGCAGATCGTCCAACTCGTCCTCGCGGCTCTCGCCGTAGGCCGAGATGGCCATGGTGAAGCGCGAGCGCATGGTAGCGAGCAGGTCGGATTTGTCCGACCCGCCGTTGGCGACGCGCTCTGCGCCCTTCATGCCGGTGTCGTCAGCCATTATCGCTTGCTGCCCGTACCTGTGCCAGAATAACCCATGCCAGCAGGGCCAGTGCCGCCTCGCCCGGCCGTGCTTCCGCCTGTTGACCTATTTGACGACGATCCGCCGCCTGTGCTGCGCATACCGCCGCTGCTGGGACCGGCCACACCCATCTTTTCCCGCGCCATGCGCTGCTGGCGCTCGTAGGCGCTCTCGGAAGTCTTGTACGCGGTCCCAGACTTGGTCGTGGTCGTTCCTGTCGTTGTACCGGACGTAAAGCCCGTCGTCTTACCCGTTACACGATTGACGTCCATGCGAGCGGGCTGTGTAGAGCGAGATGTCGTGGTCGGTGTCGTGCGCTCACGAACGACGTTGGTGATGACCTGCGCCGCGGGGCGAACGGTAGGCGATGCCTTGGGCGCATTAGCAGTCGGAAGCATCCGCACGTCATTAAGGCCGACAATTCCGTAGCCGCCAGGAACAGTGCCTTTGTAGGATGGACCGATAGGCTCGCCATAACGGCGACCGATGGGATTAGCTGTAGTTGTCTTACCAAATACGCCGGTCTGAAGGTCGCCCTTACCTGTGCGGCTAACGGTCTGAGCCTCGCTCTTGCGCTGGCTGCTGGTCTTGCCGGGCGCGCCCATACCTGAACGGGTAACGCTGCTCTTAGCCATTTTTAGCGCCTTTCTTGCCCATAGCCTTGCGTTTTACCGAATACGCAATGGCAACAGCCTGCTTCTGAGGCTTTCCAGCCTTGATTTCGGCCTTGATGTTCTTGCGGAATGCCCCTTTTGAGGCCGATTTTACGAGCGGCATGTCACTTACCCTTCTTGACGCGCTTCATGGCGGGCAGTCCGCCGTAGCCAGACAGCGAACGCTGCGCAGTTTTGGCTGATTTTTTGAATGCTTCGGCGGTCGGAGCGCCTTTCGTACCAACTTTTCGCATCTTTTCGCCCGATCCGGCAGCAATCCGGGCGCGTTTAGCTAAAATGTTGGCGTAAAGTCCGGGTTTCTTAGCCATTCTAACACTTCCACCGTTTCATGGAGGCTTTCGCCCGTTCTGCGTTTTTCGATTTGGCTACAACGCCGCCCATACGGGCACAAAACGAGGCCTTGCGCCCCTTGTCGGCTGCCGTCTTAGGGGTTGGCGCGGGCGGCTTCAACTTGGAGCCTGTCGCAGCGTTGTACTTGGCCCGGCCCTTGGCTGTCAGGCCAGCGCCCTTGGAGACGGGTAGCTTTTCGCCCCGTCCCACTGACAGCGATACGCCTTTGCGCGCCATTATGACCCTAGCCAAGAGGTTGCAACACTGGACTGACCATAGGCCCTGCGCGGCGACTTGTCAACGCGCTCTGTTCGTGAGCCGACAGGGAACGCGAACGTAACGGCTATCGCGTCCGCGGCGTCTGGGCTTGCGAGCCCACGGGCTTTCATCTCTTTCTTGCCTTCTAGGAAGATGGTCCCCTTGCTGTCCGGCTTCATCATGGGCGAGATCAGGTCGCTCTTCAGCGTCCGGTCCGGGCTGATCGACGCGCTTTTCAGCCATTCCCGCATCGACCCCCACATCTCGGCACGCTTATTGCCATACATGACCGGCTTCGATGACCTCGACCCAAAGTTCACTCCCCTGACCTTGTACCGCTGCTCCTTGAGGCGGTCCACGACGCCCGCCCCCAGCCCGCCTTCGTCGATCACCACCAGCGCAGGCTTGTACTCCTCGATGGCCTCGATGACGCGCCCGACCACCTCCATGGTGTCGTCGCCTCTGTACCGCTTGATGGCGACCAGGTCGCGCCCCTGCCTTACCGCGATGACCGTCGCGTCGGCACCGAAACGCGCTGGATCGACGCCCAGTACGATGGGGGCTGAAGTGTCCTTGTAGCGGGGGCGGTCCATGGCGTCGTCGACGAGATGAACGGGGATGAACTGGTCATCTCCAGCACTGGGAAACTCACCGTAGACTTCGACGTGAGCCTGAACGCTGTCAGGCCCGTATTCGTGGATGATTTGCTCATAGACTGCCTTGTCC